TGGATCTTCAAAGCTCATCTTCCTTCCCTCCGTCTACGGAATCTGTTTGCTTCTTCAAGTGCATCTTCAACTAATCGTTTAATTCGTTCTTCTTCTTCTGGAAGCATATTGAAGTCCCCACTCATGTTATTGTTTGTAATGTCATTAAATTCAATATTTGGATCTGCTCTATCAATAATGTCATCATCAGCATCTTCGGCATCTTCACCAAAGTCTTCTGCTGCTACTTGTGCTCCACTTAAATCAGTATGGACATCATCAATGTCCATATCATCAACTTCATCAATATCAACACCCGTAATATTGTTAATTCTTCTAATAAGTCTATTAAGCTGTCTAATAGCAAAGTTAACCATTGACTCAATGGCATTTCCAACTACTGATGGAAGTTGTGTAAATGCATCAAGGACTTCCCAAAGTAAGTCTCGAAGGAATATAAATCCGTCTGATAATCCTTGGACAGTATTCTGGACTCGTTCAAATTTCATGAACCAGTCTATCAATCCTTGGACAACACCTACAACAATATTTATTACTCCAACAAGTAGCCTAAATCCACCAACAATTGTTCCAGAAAGCACTTTTCCAACTGTTTGGAATACTGCACCAACTCCTCTAAAGACTCGTGCAATTGTACTTCCAATCCAACTAATCAGTGAAAACAGGGGAGACAATGCACTTAGCATACCTTCACCGCTGTCTCCAACAAGTCCAAGGGCTTCGCCTACTTCTAAGACGCCTTGTACAACTGCCATTAGTGGACTAACAAACATTGCGAAAAAGTCCACCATCAAATTCCACACAGGGATCAGCATTCGTGTAATAACACTAAGTAATTTTTCAAAGGCAGTACGGAGTCCGTTTGTTACTCCTTCGAATGCTGCTGATCTTCCTCCAAGGTTTCCAATAATTCCTACAAGTACTGCAAAGGCTGCAACAATAGCAGCAATAATTACTGGAATACCGCCCATTAATCCATTAAGGCTTATAAGTACTCCTTGAAGCCCTAATGCCGATGCTGTTGCTACAACAAATCCTGCTGCTTTGGCAAATAGTGCGCCAGTTGCTGCAACTACATTTGCAATAAGTCCTCTTGTTGCAGCAATAAATCCATGTTGTGCCCATGTAGCCATAAACAGTGCAGCTTGTGTTGAAATAATGGACTTTATATATGCAAATTTGGCTGCAATTGCATCAAATACTGCATCTCTTGCTCCGTCAATTGCAGTTCCAACATTTACAACAGCATTAGTAAACCCAATATGTAATTGATGTGCAACATTTTGTGCAGTGTTACTGAAACGTTGTAACATCTGCTGTCCACCAATAATTACATCAGTAAATACTCCTGAAATCACTTCACGCATGGAGTCTCCCATGCTGTCAATAGAATTACCAATTCTTACAGTAGCATTGGTAAATCCTTCATGGAGCATTGAGGCAGCCCTGTCTCCAGATTTAGTAAATTCATTAATAAAGTTTTCTGCTCTACCAAATGATCTTTTGAATGTTTCTGGAATAAATTTCTCAAAGTTATTTAATGTAGATTCAATTATTTGTAATTGTGATCTAATTCTATTTGATGAAGATTCAAATCCTTCATGGAGCATTGAGGCAGCCCTGTCTCCAGATTTAGTAAATTCATTAATAAAGTTTTCTGCTCTACCAAATGCATTTTTAAATGTTTGTGGAATAAATTGCTCAAAGTGATTAATATTATTTTCAATTTGTCCCATTGTAATAGCTATATCTGTTCTAATTCCATTGAATGTATCGTGGACAAATGGTGTTATATTATTGAGAAATCCAACAATATTATTTTCAATGTCTCTGAATGAAATGTCAGATACTCTATTAAATGCATTTGTAAAAACAGAAGGAATGTGAGACTCCAAAAAGTCAAATCGACTTGCAATATTTCCAATTCCACTTGAGACAGTATTTCTTACTCTATCAAATTCTCCAGAAACGTTCTTTCCAAATAAAGATATGTCGAAATCACCATCTTCTCTGATTAATCTATCCATTACGCTATGTAAGCCATTAGAGCCTCTAATAAACTCTGAGACACTATCAGTAGCTGACATAATTCCTTCTTGGAAATTATCAATACCTCCAAGCATAAACAGAATACTTTCACCAACAATGTCTTGGCTTTTACGAAGTGTTTTATATGAATTTTCTAATTGCTCAACACTTCCAAATACGTCTGCAAGAACATTAACTAAGTCTTTAAATCCACCAAGTGTAACTTCAAGAATGTCAATAGTTCCATTTAGAACGTGTGAAAAGACTTCAGTTGCCTTTTCTGCTTCAACAATACTTGTTCTAAATGCAGAAATTGCATCAGTGAATGGATCAAAAATAAGCGCAGCGGCTCTTGCAGCTTTATTAAGTGCAACAAGTGATACAATAAGACCACCAGCCAAACCAATTAACTGAATGGTTCCTGCACTTACATTATTCATAAATGTAAGTAACTCATTAAATGCATTAATGAGTGTCGAAATAATGGGAAGCATTCCATCTGCTACAGTAGAACCAAACTCGATGAATCTCTGGATAAATGTGCCAAGAGAATTAATAAAGTCAGTCCCACTGCGCTGAATTTTTTGCATTACACCAAGGAAAAAGTCAAGCGTTGGGACAACCATATCAATAACTGTGGTTGCCATTGCAATAAGTGTGTCATCTAATTCAACAAACACACGCGCAAGTTGTTCTACAATATTATGGAACTCATCTAAAAAGTGTCCACCTATTGCATTAAACACTCGCATAAACTGATCTCTTAATTGATCAGCAGCATCTGCAAGAATGTAGACAACATTGGCGACATTTTCAAGAAGAGATATAGTAAGTTCAGCATTCTCTTCTGTAATAAATGGATCTAACGCTTGAACAAATAGTTCTCGTATTTGTTCGAAAAATGCAGTGAGTGCTTCCATTGTACCCTCCACATCTTCCATTGTACTGGCGTACTCCTCTGCTAATTGGATAAGCCCACCAGTAATCATACCAGCAAGTGCTCCACCTGCAACAGCAGCAGCAGATGCTACTGAAACAAGTACGGCAGCCAATGTACCGAATAATGTAACAAGTATCGGGATCTGTGTAGCCATATCCTTTAATGCAATTGTAAATGAAAGAACATTAATGGAAATTCGACCAAATGCAAGATTAGTATTTTGTATAGCTCTTGCAAGTGCTCCATGTTGTCTTTCATTTACAGCAACAGATGCACTATTTCCTGCAATAGCACCACTCGATGCAGCAGTAGCTACTATTTGTCTCCAACGTTTACGAGTATTTGCATCAATTGATTTATTTAATGAATTATGGGCAAGAACATTTTGAATAAGGGCTTTGTTAGAGTTTTGGACCTGTTGGGTGTTAGCCATAATAGAACCAGTGGCTCCGCTACTCTGAGCAGCCATTTTTGTAAATGCTCTTCCAGCAGCATTTGTGGCTTCATTTAAGCCTTTCATAGCAGTAGATGCAGCACCTACTGCACCAACAAGTGCCTTTGCTGCACCGTCTAAAACTACATTAATTTTACTACGACTTGATCCTCTTGCCATAAATTATTTTTGTTTCATTTTTTCTCTTTCTTGTTCAACATGGAATAAAAACTTCAATTGAGTATCAGTCAGATCATCCATATAGGCTGGCCTGAGACTTTCATTAGACTTGCTGGTATGTACAGCAAACGGTATGCCACTCTTATGAGCAGCGTACAACTTTTGCCCTATTGAAGTTCTTGAAAATCTTGGACAGATCCTGTTTCCTCAACAGACATATCAATAATTTCTGTCCCAAGTTCAAACAGTACCTCAAACGAAAGCTCTTCGACAATTTCTCGAAGCGGAGTTTCCGACAGTCCTTCGTGATTAATAGAAGCGTGTACAAGATCCTCAAAGGCTTCTACAGTGCTTTTTGTAACGGCAGACATGTCTCCTTCCATTTCTTCTTCAGCGATCTCTGCATCGCCCTCTGCGCCTTCTACAGCTTCGAACATTTCATCAGGAAGGCGTTCAATAACTGAAGCAAGTTTTACCTTACTTACAGGGTGAACTTCTACTCCTTCGAGTTTCGTTCCACTCTTATGAGTAAGTGTGGTAGTTTTATAATTCTTCGTTCCACCGACTACACGATTGTAGAAATCCATAGCATCGTCTTCTTTCATAAATAAAATAAACCTCTTACGATACTAACGTTAGAAATACAAGTATAAAAAAGTTTCGGTTAAAAAGCTTGTATTTCTAAAAAACTGTGCGTATCGTGAGCACAGTAGCCTATCGAGTTTCTACGATAAGTTCTTCTGCAACGAAGTCGTATGTGACTTCAGTTCTGTCATCAGCGGGGAAGTCTTTGTCACGAGAGTCGATCAAAACCTCTTTGAATCTGTATCTATGAGTATCATCGTAGATAATCATAGTGTTAATTCTCGTTGGAGCAGTAGTACCACCTACTTCTTCGTAAAGAATGTCACGAAGATCCTGATTACCACCAGAATGTTCAAATGAACCAGAGTACGATACTCCAGTTACAACATGTCTGGAATTAAGTCCATCATTAAACTGAACATCAGAAATATCTGCATCTTCAGTGTATGACATACTTGTAACAGGGAACTCCGTCCCACCCATGCTCAATGCAGCATTGTTACCGATTTCATTATAGTTTGGCATATTATATCACCTATGTATCAATTGTAATAGTAGTGTCAATCCGTTTTGCAATACCAAACGGTGTTACACCAATGTCAATGTTTACCTGATCAGGGTCAGTTGGGTCAGGTTCTACTTCGACAAACCAACTGTCGTCTTCCTCATCATTTGGCTGAAGTAGTCTATCACTTACAAGACCCTCGATCTCCGTTTTAAGAAGATCTTCAGCCGCATCTCTTGTCTCAGGGTCATTAATTCGACCAAGGATAGAGTCACCCACCTCTTTTGCAATGAGAATAACTCTGTCAACAATNCGTCGTCTCCAGAAGTCTCGTTCCCAATCAGTTTCATCAGAAGCAGACGTGTTATCAGAAACACGAAGGCCTGCTCCTTGTTTCAGTGGAATGACATTAGCATCACGCAATTCTTGGGCTTCTGCTCGCCCAAGACGCTGTGAGAGGCCTTCGCCTATCGAAACAAGCTGTCTGTTATACACAGGTTGTGTAATATCATTGCCTGCAAACAGGCCAGCAGTTTGTCCAATAACAGTTAGCTCCTCATCAGAGCGATCAACTGGAGCAAGGACAAACTGTGAATCAGAGTTAAAGTTATCCTCGTATGAGGCAGTGTCATACCACGCTCTGTATTCATCAGTGTCGTTTGGTTGAGCAGCACTCACTGCTTTAATCATTTTGTAATCCTGTCGCAAGGCTTCAGTCTCTTCTACAAGACTATCAGTAACCTCAGTAGAGGCACTAAGTGCTGCAAACACACCAGACTCGGACTCATTTACAATGTTTTCAGATGCATCAAATGCAGACTGCCAATCACCATAGCGGTAGTCTACATCCCAATCATCTTCAGATCCTGCAACAAATTCTCCTGTGTAAATATTAACGTATGCTTCTCCTTCGGCAATGTCACCACTTAGGGTATCATCGTCGTACACATACTTTACATCCAGCGTATCAGTTGCTGTAGTAATATCTACACTATCTTTAACGATAGGAGTATTCTCAAGCGTTCCAGAATCAGTTGTCGTAAAGGATTCTTGGTCTGCTTGAACCTGTTCAACCATCACTGCGTAGAGGAAATCTCTATTTGCACCATTCGAAATAGCTCCACGAACTGCATCAGATAGTTCACTATCTTCACCAAAAAGGGTGTCAGCAGTTCTTCGTGAAGTAATACGAATTGGATCAGCCGGATCAGCCGTTGCCTCTTCAAATTCTCCATATCCGAAAAGGGCGAGCTTTTCCTCTGCTCCAATACGAATGGCAGCAATGCCTCCACCAGATACCGAAATTCTCACTCCGGGGAAGTCACCAAATGTTGTCATTATTGTATCACCATTTATTTAATTTTTTAATTGAAGGACTGTACATCTTCATTGAGAGATTGGATGACATCCTTCTTGGCCCGGTATTCTTCGTATGCCCATATTTCAATTTCTTGTCTCCATTTTCTAACAGAAAATGTCCCACTCAAATCATCAGGGCGTCCTGCATCAGTTAAGGAAAATTTCCATATTTCAGGAAGTGGGTTTCCTTCTTTATCGACAAGTGTTTTACTTAGGCCAGCAGATTCGTATTGGTAAAGTACTCTCCGGGCATCTTCACCAATTTTATCAGGACTCCATTTACTTGTATCTGCGACCCATACATCGAGTTGTAAAATCAACTCATACTCTGCTCTATATACCTCTTCGGCAAAGTCATCAGTAAACTCTATGTCAACTCGATCAGTATTAAATTCAGAGAGCCACGTTACATCAGCTTCTTGTATTTCTATCACTGGAAGAAATACATCAGCATTTTTGCCAGTTGAGTCAACTTCTTCATTAAGATACGTAACATCACTACTTACGACATCAGATGCTTCTAATTGATAAATTAACGCATCAATTATTTCATCTGGTCGTGCCATAATTAGTTCATATGTTTTCTGACGTGTCTTGCAACAGCCTCATCAACATTTTCTTCAAGGATTTCGCGCTGTCTAAAAACAGCTATCGCCCTATCGAAATACCGACTTTCATCTACACCATCTCTGTATGCAGTGTAAATTACTTCTCCGTTTTGATTTCGGAATTTCATCAAGTTTTCGTCTTCACCTTCTACAACGTGAGGGTCTGTTCCTACATTTAGCCAATAAGCACGATCATCAACTTGAGGGTGTGGTCGTACCATGTAATTAAACTGGCCTCTGTTTTCAATCATCCATGCACGTTCGGTAGCCATTGCAGGCCCCGGACCCCTATTGTCAGGAGTCTGAAACCCATAAAATGAATTTGCCCTAACTTGCTCAAGAACTAAATCCAGAAAGTCTTCAGCACTTTGTTCAAATGCTTGATCAATAATATCAGGAATCCTCCGTTGAAAAAACTGAAGATCTTTCTGAAAATCAATGACCTCGGAATCGTCTATTTCAAGATTTAGGCTCATGGTTTTCGTGTAGTGTAGGAATATGGCTTCATTGAAGTTCCAGTCTCATCTAACAAGCCACGTTTGTTTATTTTTGCAACAATTTCTTCATACGAGTCACAGAAATTTTCTGCTAAATCGAGTCGTGCATCACCTTGTTCAATATCTCCTAACTTAATGGAGTTTTGATGTGATGCTCCTTTAATTAATTCACACGTTGCTTTCTGTTTAATAGCAGCTATTACAACAGAAAATAACTGATCTTCAGTAAGTTGCACACCATCATTTATATCAAGCTCTATCGAAGACTCTGCTACCTCAATAGCATCAGCCTTTTCCTGTTCCGAGTAGTCATCGACTGGAACCTGAACAGGAATATCATCAATTGATATATATTTAGGTGTGTAACTCATTTATTGAAGTTTGTGAATTATTTAAGCGTCAACACGCGAGGCTGCTTCAGGGAAAATTGTTGCCCAAGCCTTGCGGGTGAAAATCTGCATAACGTCAGCCTGACGCTCGTCGTTAGTGTACTCATTGGTGCTAATAGGTGTTCGAGTAAGTTCGTACCCGTACTTAGTCGAGTCAACCACAAATGCACCGGGAGTCTCGTCATCGTTTTCATCAAGGTCACCAATACGGTTAATGTTGTCCACAACTACAGACATACCGGCAATCTGACCAATCTCACCAGTCGAAACAACCTCGTCACCACCATCAGTAGCTCGGTTGAAATTATCGTCAGTCAAAAGGTCTCCGTAGCCATCAAGGTCTACAATGAGGAGGTCTGGACGGTAGTTGTAGGAACGAACGGATACCATACCATCTCGAATGTCCGAGAAAGTAAGGACACCATCGCCATCGCCAACATCTTCACCAAATGCATTTTCAGTGACAGCATTTTCGTAAAGTTCTTTGAAAGCCTCTTGATTAAGGTGCTGTGCCATACGGCGAGCAAGGTCCTCAATCTGTCGAGCTTTCATGTCAATCATGCCATCTTCCATGGCCTCCATCGTGATAGCAACTTCGTCACCGAATTTGTCGAAGTTAACAGTAATCTCACGAAGGGTGCTCTTGTCTCGTGGGAACTCTTGACCTTCACCAATGATTTTGGGATCTCCCATGTCATCATTGTCCACAAAGAAAGTATATGCATTCGACTGAATGCCAGTCGCATCAATTTCACGGAATGCCTGTCGGTAAACAAGTTCCTCTTCAACAATCTCTTCAACAGTCTCTCGAACAAAATCTCGCGTAATAACGTCTTGAACTTTAAGTGCCATAAATAATCACCTCTTAGAAGAGAACCTCTGCATAGCGGTTCGCATCATCGCCTTCTGGTGCAGCATCATACTCCGATAGCCGAAGAACAAGGCCACGGTCGTTTTCATCATCAAGATAATCTCCTGCAACAAGATCATCAGCAGTTGCATCATCAAACTGAGTGTCCTCAAGTGCAACAATAGCAGAGCCACCTACCTTAACAGTAGCAGGATTACTGGTATCAATCTCCATTTTGTCACGGTGGTCAGGGCCTCCCGCAACATTTTCAGCCCAATAGTTACTGTAAAATACACCAAGGACTGGACTGGTTACAGTATCATCCCATTTCTGAAGTTCTTCATTTTCATCTGCATAGACAAGATCTCCAACAATGTATGCAGGATCGTCTACATCAAAGTCAGAGTCAAAGTCATACGGAATGTATGAAGAATAATTATGCCTTTCGTCCCCTGCCATAAGGCCAAGGAAGTCTTTCGTTTCATCACTGCGCCGGTTTGGATAGTTAGGTTCAGGAAAACTCATATTATATCACCTTAGTTAACAATTTTCGAACGGAGTTTTTCTTGAGCAGCTTTCACGTCTTCTGAAAGTTCCTCAACTTCTCCATCTTCCCCTTCGGAAAGATTCTCTTCAGAAACATCGCCACTTTTTGGATCAGGGCTAAGTTCCTCTTCAACACTACCGATCTCCTCTTCAAAGGTTTCACGNAGTTCAGAAATGCTAAACTTGCTCATAAGCTGGTCCGAACTAAACGCACCAAGCTCTTCTGCAAGTCGATCAGCGTACATTTCCTTAATAGTTTCATTCTCTTCCTCAAGTTCAGCGAAGTGTTCACTCTCTACAACAAGAGGATCTTCACTGTCTCGAAGTTCTTCAACAAGAACAGTGTCTACTTCATCAAGAACTTCAGTTCTCGAACGAAGCTCTTCAAGGGTGTCCTTCATAGCCGACACCGACTCCTGCTCTTTACGAAGCTCTTCATAGGACTGCGATGCTTCTTTAAGTTCTGCAAGATCACTCTGCTCAACAACAACAGGGCTATCGAGTTTACTTAGTTGTTCTTCAATATTCATAGTATTAGAAACAGCATACCCCGAACTGCCAACCGAACTACTTAGCTCAGAAGGCGAGAGGATCTGGTATGCCGACATTTCTTCCTCATCTTCCTCATCTTCATCTTCTTCAGGCTCTTCCTCTTCATCCATGGCCTTTTCGAAACCGTCCTCATAGCCTTTCTGGTAGGCATCAGACATTTCATCATCGTAATCGTCCATGGCTTTTTCGTATTCTTCAGGGTCAGCATCCATGGCCTTTTCATAGCCATCTTTATACCCCTTTTCGTATTCTTCTTGGTCTTCCATATTTTCGTATGCTTCAAGCGAACGTTCCATTTCTCTGTGAGTATCACATGGGGCGAATTTGTCACCCATTTCGTGAGATCCAGAACATCCAATTTCCTCAGCACGTCTTTCTGCATCTTCTCTATCTTCGTACAAGTAGCCACTTTCGTCCTTTTCAGAATAATCCCTACTTGGAACAGTACCACTTTTTACAGCATTTTCCTCCCAATCAACATCAAAATTCTCTGTAGCAAGTGAATTAATCATTTTTTCAATGTCACTTTGCATTCCAAAGATACCTGATGTTTGACCAAGACGACTTTTTGCTGCACGAAGACCCGCAAGGTCTAACTCACCAGATTCGTGAACAACCTCTAATTTAAGATCACTAAATCGCTCTGGTGGGAACCCACTTTCGGAAACAAAGAAATGACCTGCAATATCATTCTTTTCCTCTTGTGAAAGATCATTCCAACTATCTGAAGTAAAATCAGATAGTGAAAGACTACTCCATGATTCACTTTCACGCACTCCATCAAACGATGGACGATGCATAGCTGCCGAAAGTTCATCATATCCCTCTTCTGAGACTATACTCGAAGGGACATCCCACATAATCAAATCAGTTACATCTACTTCGGTTGTGTAACTTGTAGGAGTCCAAATTCCGGTATTTTTGGCATACGGCTGAACCGTAGCCACTCTTCCGTCGATAGAAGTTACCCTACCTCTACCAGAATGCCACTGAACATAGTCTTCTACAGAAACATCAGCCGATTTTTCGGCCTCATATGTTCCAAGTTCCTCAAAGTAGAAAAGGCCATCATTGTCATAATGGAGTAGCTCATCTACATCTTGCGAACTGTTGACATATACTTTTCGATATGCATTTTCTTCACTGTCTTCATCTTCATCTTCGCTTGGTGAAGAAATAATATTATCTTCATCAACATCCCAGTCAGAAATATCTGAAACTGGGACTTCCTCTTCTTCCATGATGGAATAATATTCTCCATCATCTTCTTCATATATATCAACAACAGCAGACTCATCACCTTCTTCAAATTCAAGAATGATACCCTGTCCTGAGTCCCACTGGACCCAATCACCGGGCTGCCATTCTGCTAATTCGTCAGAATCTGATTTTGGTATAATATCTTCATATCCTGCCGTGACAGTATAGCCTGTCTCAATGTATTCACCATTATCTTCTTTAATAATGGAAACCATTACAATATTTTTTTCAGTATCTACATGAACAACTTTCCCGAACATTAAAGGATTTACTCTCCACTGAACCATGTCACCATCAGTTGGTTGATACATGGAATCCTTCGATTCGAGTTCAGTTTCATTTCCAACAGTAACATTAAAGTTAGTTACCATTGGATTAGCATCTTGAGAGTGTTCGCCAATTCCTTCACCACCCTCTTCAGATACATTACTCATTTCATGAACATGTGTCTGAAGTTCATGTACACCTTCTGAGAGACCATTACCTCTACACTCAATTTTTACATTTTCGTGACTACCTGCTTCAAGCTGCTGGTAGCCTACCATATGAGTATAGTCTCTTTCTGCTGGATTGAAGTTATAGACTCGCACAACAAAATCAAAGTGAGGCCATTCTACTCTGTTAAGAATAACAGACTGACCATCACTTTCTTGATTGTCTACAACAACATTTCCATCAGTTACATCAAAATCGACAGATCCGTTAGAACCATAATCAGAATCAAGTTCACTAATTGCAAGTGAAAGTTCTGCTGCTTCAAGCTCGGCATGTTCTCCCATTGTAACAGTATTCGACGGAGCCGCACCTTTTGTTACAATAGATAAATTGTCAAAGGAAATTTCTTCGACAATTTTTTCACCGTCTTCAGTTTCATCCATTTCATCAACAGATTTGTGGAATCCACGGACTGAAACTTCCAATAGACCATTGCTAATTTTTTCTGCAAGGTCTTTATCGTATAGTTCTGCTTCGTAAATAACACCAACGCCATCTTTGTAGCCAGCCTTTGTTACACGACCGACTACTCCTGACGCAGAGTTATCATGATCTTTTACAAGAGGACGACCTTCAAGTGAGTCAGCAGCAGGCTTAAGCTCTTTTTCAGGCCAAACCTTTGTAATACCACTGGACCCACGAGTAACATCTCCTCCACCAATAGCAACACCATGCACTGTGTATGGTGAACTATCAGTAGAGTCAGAAAGATGGACTTCGTTGGATGTAAAATCTACAATTTCCTTATTCATAAAGTCCTCTTGAAAACTTCACTTATATACAATATGACGTAACCCCTTTAAAGGAAGGCTACTCAAAGTCTCTCAATACAGTTAAGAGAGGTATTATTGCAATAAATTAACAACATCTTCATCTACTTCTGCCCAATTAATTGTAATTGAGCCATCACTTTCTTCATCACCGTCATCATTTTCAATAAGTGCTCCCTCTCTCCATAGTTGATCTCTAATATTTACCATATATTACCATTCTTCTTCCCATCTAATCACACTTGCTTTTGATGAACCAGAACCTTGAAGATTACGAATAAAGAATGCTACTTCATCACGGTCGCCTATTTTAACACTAACATCACCTTCAGTAGCAGTTTGTCTGTTACCCTGTCCACCAGTCATTAATCCTTCTGCTATTTTTACACCAGCATTCGGGCCAGCAGGATCTGTTGTTATTTCCATTGCAGTTTCATCAGCGTTTGTATTAGATGGTGCAGTAAATGTTGCTCCTTCATTAATAAGGTTTTGTCCTTT